GAAACCAGAGAAAATCTAGTTAGGAGTATTAGACATGTCAAACATTGCAGATATTGTAAAAGGAATTAATCAAGCAGCAAGCAACGCATACGACGGAGCTGTAAACGAAGAGGGTGAACCCTTGGACATCGGCCTCCAGAGAGACAAGCCTACGCCAATCAGCGATAGAAGAGTCATGGATGGTTTCGGAGTCACCGTTAACGGCACGACTATGAGGCTCAATTATCATAGAGAAGTTGCAACAAACGAGGTGATGGGAAATCCCCTTCGAACTGAGATTGAAACAGCCATCGAAGAGGTTGCATCTTTTTTGAAGAAAGAATACAAAAAGCTTACTGGCGACGCACTTAAATTAAAAAAGTTGCCTGGAGACGTTATCGGAAACGTACAGAGTACATCTAGGATTCGCTCATGGGTACAAGCTCATTGCGACTATGAAATTCAGGATGTAGAAGGTCACAACGTCGAAGATAAGAACGACATAGACTCAGCAATCAAATCATTTTTAGAGCTGGGCAAGAGCAAGAAGTAGAGCGTGTACGCCTATGGCTGGCTACAATTTAAATAAAAAGCAAATCATACAGGAGATTGTCAAATGCGGCAAAGATCCTGTATATTTTACAAATACATACGCACGAATATCTCACCCACTCAAAGGCCAGATACCATTCAACACCTATGATTTTCAAACCCAGTTGCTTCGAGATTTCACCGATCACAGATTCAACGTAATTTTGAAAGCTAGGCAGTTGGGTATATCAACAATTTCAGCCGCCTATATCGCATGGCTGATGATGTTCCATAAAGAAAAGAATGTTCTCGTTGTTGCAACCAAGTTCGGTACAGCATCAAACCTCGTCAAAAAAGTTAAGCAGATCATCAAGAACTTGCCAGGTTGGATGTCTACCGCCACCATCACCATCGATAACAGATCTTCATTCGAATTGTCAAACGGTTCACAAATTAAAGCCTCTTCCACCTCTGGTGATGCAGGCCGTTCTGAAGCGTTGTCTTTGTTGGTCATCGATGAGGCCGCCCACGTTGAAGGACTCGATGAACTGTGGATGGGCCTTTATCCTACGTTGTCTACTGGTGGCCGCTGTATCGCTTTGTCTACTCCAAACGGCGTTGGAAACTGGTTCCACAAAACCTTCTCAGATGCCGATGAGAGTAGAAACGACTTTCACTCAACAACACTCCAGTGGGACGTCCACCCAGACAGAGACAAGACTTGGTTTGAAAAAGAAACCAGAAACATGTCTAGAAGAGATATCGCACAGGAATTAGAGTGTTCGTTCCTAGCTTCAGGCGAATCGGTTATCAATCCCGACGATATATCTAGTTTGGAAGGTGAGGTTTGCGAACCCAAATACAAAACCGGCTTTGACAGAAACTTATGGATCTGGGAGGAAAACCAGCCAGACAGTTCTTATATACTGGTTGCCGACGTCGCTCGCGGCGACGGTAAAGACTTTTCTGTATTCAACATTATAAAGCTCCAGACAATGGAAGTCGTTGCCGAATACCAGGGTAAACCTAGTTTGGAGATGTTTGCCGGCCTTCTAAATACCACGGGAAGAGAGTATGGCAACTGTATGTTAGTTGTCGAAAATAACAATATCGGGTTTAATATTTTGGAAAAGCTGATAGAAGTTCAATATCCAAATTTATATTATTCTTCCAAGGGATCTCATGAATATGTGGACCCTCTCGTCGCAGAAACAAGCTCAAATGCGATACCTGGCTTTACCACCTCTATGAAGACGCGCCCACTTATCATCGCAAAGTTGGAAGAATATATTAGAAACAAACTACTTAAAGTGTATTCTGTGCGTCTAATCAGTGAAATGAGAACATTCGTATGGAATAATGGACGACCCGAAGCAATGCGAGGATACAATGATGATCTCATGATGTCTTTAGCAATTGCATGCTGGGTCCGAGACACTGCGATACTTGTTAATAGTAGATCGGTGGAGTACAGTAAGGCGTGTTTGGATGCGATGATTGTGACGAATACGAAAATAAATACTAAAATTCCTGGACAAATGGGTTATAATAATTCATTAGACATGGAAAAAGGTCTTGAAAAAGAAAAAACAATTAAAGACTATCAAGATTTTATGTGGCTTTACAAAGGATAAATAAATGGCAGACAAATCTAAAAACCCAAGAAACCCCCAATCTGGCTTGTTTAGTAGACTAACGAGACTGTTCTCTGGCCCTATCGTCAATCGTCGTACACAGACGTATCGCCAACAACGGCGTCGCCAGTTAAATAAATATAAAAACCAATTTCAATCTGCCAGTGGATTACAGTTTAAGAAGTCCACCTATAACCCGTTTGACGTTATGCAGACAAACCAAATCTCTAATCAAAACCGCGCCGAGCGATACATGGATTTTGATCAGATGGAATACACTCCCGAGATTGCCTCCTCTTTAGATATCTATGCTGACGAGATGACGACTTATTCACAAATTCAGGACATGTTGAAGATCAATTGTTCTAATGATGAAATCAAAACAATATTGTCATCTCTCTATAGCAACATACTTAACTTGCAGTTTAACCTTTTCGGATGGTGTCGAACCATGTGCAAGTACGGCGATTTCTTCCTCTATTTGGACATCGACGAGAACGAAGGAATCAAGACCGTTGTCGGCCTACCACCTCAAGAAGTAGAAAGATTAGAAGGAGAAGACCCAACAAATCCAAACTACATCCAGTTTCAGTGGAATTCTGGTGGCCTGACTTTTGAGAATTGGCAAATGGCCCATTTTAGAATTTTAGGAAACGACAAGTATAGCCCATACGGAACTTCCGTTCTTGAACCAGCTCGAAGAATCTGGAGACAATTAACTCTCCTAGAAGACGCAATGATGTCATATCGAATTGTCAGATCCCCAGAACGCCGTGTGTTCTATATTGACGTTGGCAATATTGCTCCGCAAGATGTTGAACAGTATATGCAGCGAATCATGACTCAGATGAAGAGGAACCAAGTTGTTGACTCTCAGACAGGTCGAGTGGACCTGAGATACAATCCCCTCTCCGTAGAGGAAGATTACTTTATGCCCGTTCGCGGTGACTCCTCTTCTAAGATCGAATCACTACCCGGCGGCACCTTCACAGGGGACATTGATGATGTCAAGTATCTAAGGGATAAATTATTTTCAGCACTCAAGGTACCACAGTCTTACCTCTCCAGAGGCGAAGGCGCCGACGAAGACAAGTCAACACTCGCTCAAAAAGACATTCGTTTTGCTAGAACCATACAGAGATTACAGAGAAGTGTCCTTTCAGAAATCGAAAAGATTGGAGTTATTCACTTATACACTTTGGGCTTTCGAGGCGATGACTTGGTGAATTTTTCTCTAACACTAAACAATCCGTCCAAGATTGCAGAACTCCAAGAACTCGAACACTGGAGAACTAAGTTTGATGTTGCCCAAGGTGCAACAGAAGGTTTCTTCAGCAAGCGCTGGGTAGCAACTAATCTTTTCGGTCTTTCCGACGATGAAATTATTAGAATGCAAAGGGAAATGTTTTTTGATCGAAAGCTCGACGCTGCATTAGAAGCAGCTGGCGAAGCCCCAGAATCAGAATCCAGTCTTGGCGGCGATCTCGGAGGAGACTTAGGCGGCGGCGACGACTTCGGCGACGATGACCTTGGTGTCGACGATCTAGGTGGAGATGACCTTGGCGACGACGATCTGGGAGCAGACAACGCTGACGACGACGACGCATTGTTAGTTGCCCCACCAGGCCGACGAAGCGATAAACCTGCCATCGGAGAGCTTACCACAACTCCAAAATCTAAGGGAAAGAAGTACAAGGTTCGCGGAAAAGCCGGCCACAAATCAGCTGCAAGAAACTATAGTATGGACTCTCACGCCGGCGGCCACAAGAGATCTACATCCGCGAGTAACATCGTTCCTGGCCTAGATAGTCTTAAAACCCTATCAAATGGAGTATTTGAGTCGAAAGATACTAATTACAAAAAAGAAGAAACGAGAATCCTTCAGGCA